GGTAGTTCGCGCCCCAAATCTTTCCTAGCGCCAGCGCACACTAAAGAGTTGTAATGACCAGACCTGTGCAAAAATGCAGAGATGTTGCGATCTGTGCGTTTTGGCGCAATATAGGGGCAAGCGCAGTTTGAGGGGAACAATGGCTACTTTGCAGCAAGTTGCTGCCCACTTGGGGGTCTCGACGAAGACCGTCCAAGACCTGCTGGCGAATGGCACAATCGAAAAGCAGGGCAAGGGCGAATACGATCTTGACGTATGTCTAAAGGGTTACATCTCGCGGCTTCGGGAGATGGCAGCATCTCGCGTTGGCAATGGCGATCTCAACCTCACGGACGAGCGCGCTCGGCTTGCCAAGGAGCAGGCCGACGCCAAGGAGATGGAAAACGCGATCACGCGGGGCGAATTGGTGTACATTGAGGACGTGGCAAAGCGGGTCGAGGTCGCGCTGTCCAATGTGAAGACCAAGTTGCTGGCCGTGCCAACCAAGGTCGCGCCAGAAGCGGCGGCGGCTGATGACGCGAAGGAAGTGCAGGCGCTCATAGAGCGACATATCATTGAGGCTTTGAATGAACTCGCAGGAATCAACGAGGCAGACGCAGGCTGACAAGCTGGAAGCACGGCTCGTCGAGGCCGTGTCGCTGGCAATGAAGCCGCCGCCGAAGCTGACGGTGAGCGAATGGGCTGACACCTTCAGGGTGCTGTCGAGCGAAAGTTCGGCAGAGCCGGGAAAGTGGTCAACATCTCGGGCCGAGTATCAGCGCGGGATGATGGATGCTGTGTCCAATCCCGACATTGAGACTGTCGTTCTGATGACATGCGCGCAGGTCGGCAAGACCGAGCTTATCAACAACGTGGTCGGCTATCACATCCACCAAGACCCGGCCCCGATGCTGGTGGTCCAGCCGACGCTGGAGATGGCGCAGACATGGTCCAAAGACCGTCTGGCCCCGTGCCTGCGCGATACGCCTGTTCTGAGCAACAAGGTCAAAGACCCCAGATCACGCGACAGTGGCAACACGACGCTGCACAAGACATTTGCTGGCGGCCATGTCACTGCCTGCGGGGCGAACAGCCCGGCCAGCTTGGCATCTCGCCCGTGCCGGGTGATCCTGTGCGACGAGGTTGACCGCTATCCGATCAGCGCAGGCACAGAGGGCGACCCCGTCTCGCTGGCCAAGAAGCGATCCAGCACGTTCTGGAACCGCAAGATCATCTTGGTCAGCACGCCGACCGACAAAGGGGCAAGCCGGATCGAAGCAGCCTACTCGGAGAGCGATCAGCGCAAGTTTTTCGTGCCTTGCGGGGATTGCGGCGAAACACAGGCGCTAAAGTGGGGGCAGGTCCACTGGACGGACAAAAACCCGTATTCGGCGGTTTACACCTGTGAGCATTGCGGATCGGCGTGGGATGACGCGGCGAGATTTCGGGCGATCAGGAAGGGCAAATGGCAGGCCACCGCCGAGCCGAAGGGCAAGGTCGCTGGCTTCCACATCAATGGCCTGTATAGCCCGTGGACCCCGCTTTATGAGGCGGTCTCGGACTTTATGAACAGCAAGCGCGATCCCATGCGCCTGAAGACGTGGATCAACACGTTCTTGGGCGAGACATGGGAAGAGCAGGGCGAACAGATCGACGAGATGGACCTGATGGAGCGGGCCGAGAACTGGGGCGATGAGTTGCCCGAGGATGTGCTGCTCATCACCGCTGGCGTTGACGTTCAGGACGACCGCTTGGAAATCGAGATCGTCGGCTGGGGCCGGGGCGAGGAAACATGGTCGCTGGCCTATGAGACGATGTACGGCGACCCATCGTCGGCTGAATTGTGGAACCGTCTCGACGTGACGTTGGGGCGGAAGTTTGACCACCCGACCTTGGGTGACATGGTCATTCGATCTGTCTGCGTGGACTCTGGCGGCCACTACACCCAGCAGGTCTACAACTATGCGCGCCTGCGGGCTGGCCGCCGTGTCTTCGCCATCAAGGGCGTCGGCGGCGAGGGCAAGCCGATTGTGGGCAGGCCGACAAAGAACAACATCGGCAAGATCAACCTATTCCCGGTCGGCACCGACACGGCCAAGGAGATCGTCTACGCACGGCTGAAGATCAGGGAGGAGGGCGAGGGCTATTGCCACTTCCCGGTTGGCCGCAGCGACGAGTATTTCCGCATGCTGACGGCTGAAAAGAAGGTGACGCGCTACTTCAAGGGCAGGCCAAGGATGGAGTGGACGAAGATCAGGACGCGCAACGAAGCACTCGACTGCCGGGTCTATGCGACGGCTGCTTTGGCTATTCTCAACCTAAACCTTGAGGCTGTTTACACTCAGGCCCAAAATCGGGTATCATCTGGTGAGCAACCTGCGGCCCCCCGCAAGCCGAAGGTGCCGATGCGGAGCGGTTTTGTCCACGGATACAGGTAATGGCCAATCTTTTTGACGCTGCCAATGCGCCAGAGGGCGAACCGCTTGAGATCGTTGTCGGCGATTTCATTCAGTGGAAGCGTTCTGATCTGGTTCAGGACTACCCGCTGGCATCCTACAGCGCGCAGTATGTCGCTCGGATCACGGGCGGTGGAAGCACGGAAGTCACGATCCCTGCTACCGAGACAGGTGGCACATATGTGTTCACTGCATCAAGCTCAACGACATCTGGATTTGAGCCGGGTTACTATCACTGGCAGCTTGAGGTGATCCAGACATCAAGCAGCAACCGCTTGGTGGTGGATCGCGGCGAGTTCACAGCGCTAGCCGATCTGGACGTGAACGGTGCCGATCCTCGCAGCCACGCTCAGATCATGATCGACAAGATCGAATCGATCCTGCAAGGCAAGGCCGACAGCGATGTCGGCAGCTACTCCATCGCTGGCCGCTCTCTGACCAAGATGAGCTTTGCCGAGTTAATGACGGCGCGGGACCAATACAAGGCCGAGTTCCAGCAGGAGGTCGTCAAGGACCGAGCGCGGCGCGGTAAGCCCACAGGAAGCACGATTAAAGTGAGGTTCGGCTGATGGGCCTTTTCGACATGTTCAAGCGCCAGAAGAAGGCGACCGGGAAGCGTGATTATCTGGCCGCCTCAAAGGGCCGCCTGTACATGGACTTCAAGGGCAGCAACAAGTCTGCCGACTCTGAGATTCGTTGGGTTCTGCGTGATCTACGCAACCGCGCCCGCGAACTGGAGCGGAACAACGAATACGCCCGCCGCTATCTGCAACTCGTTCAGACCAACGTGGTCGGCGAGAATGGCTTCCGCCTTCAGCTAAAGGGCCGGAACATCGATGGCTCCATCGACATGGCCGGGAACAACATCATTGAGGCGGCTTGGGCCGAGTTCTCGCGCCTCGGCGGATCGACCGTTGACGGCAAGATGTCGATGACCGATCTCTCGAATGCAGTGGTTCGCGGCGTGAAGCGTGACGGCGAGGTGTTCCTGCACATCGTCCGCAAGCCCTATCTGCGCCACGGCATCGGCGTTCAGATCATTGAGCCTGATCGCGTCGATGAGCAGATGAACGAGACGCTGCGCGACGGCAATCAGGTCCGCATGGGCGTGGAGTTGGACTCGGTGACGCGACGGGTTTCTGCTTATCACGTCTTGGTGAACAATCCCGGCGACTACGACTACACCACCACGACGACGGGCCTCTACCGCCAGCGCATCCCGGCAGATCAGATGATCCACATCTATGTGCAGGAGCGCGCAGATCAGACCCGTGGCGTGCCTGAGCTTGTGACAGCCATGCCAGCGTTGAAGATGCTGCACGGCTATCGTGAGGCAGAACTGACTGCTGCCCGCGTCGGCGCGTCCAAGATGGGCTTCTTCACGTCTCCGGCTGGCGATGGCTTCACGGCTGACGGGTTCGAAGACACCTTCACCCCGATGTACGACGCTGAACCCGGCACGTTCCACCAGCTTCCGGCTGGCGTTGACTTCACCCCGTTTGACCCCAACCACCCGACATCGGCCTTTGCCGATTTTGAGAAGGCGATCCTGCGTGGTATCGCTGGCGGTCTGGGCATCAGCTACACCGCGCTGGCCAACGATCTGGAAGGCACGTCCTACTCGTCGATCCGGCAGGGTGCGCTTGAGGAGCGGGACTTCTACAAGACCCAGCAGCATTTCTTCATCGAACACTTCATCGATCCGCTGTTCCGCGTCTGGATGGCCCACGTCATGGACTTCGCTCTGATCCCGATCAACGGGCCGGGCAAGTTCGACAAGTTCTCAATGGGCATCTCTTGGCGTGCGCGTGGCTTTCAGTGGGTTGACCCGCTGAAGGAGATCAACGCCGCCGTCGTGGGCTTGCAGAACGGCATCATCAGCCACACCGACATCGCTGCTACCTATGGCCGTGATGCTGAAGAGACCTTCGCACAGATTGAGCGCGACAAGGAAATGGCCAAGCAGTTTGGGCTGGCGATGGCCTACGAGCCATTCGGGTCGAAGCTGCCTGTCGAAGCTCAGGTGGAGGAATAGCAATGCCATATGCCAATGAACATGCTGCCCGCATCCGCGATCCTCGCCAATACGACAGCTTCCGCCGTCGCAACAACGGCGGTGGCCGTGGCGTTGACTACATCTTCGGCATCAAGGACGACACCAGCGAGATTCAGGCGATCCGTTTCCGCACTCAGTTCTTCACTGTGGCAGAGGCGCGGGCATGGCTGGATCGCAATAACTTTGAGCCGATTGAGTTTGAGCCTGCCACCGAAGAAGCGCGCTCTATGCAAGATGGGGGTGAGTTTGATATGATCGCCCGTGAAATGGAGGACGCAGCGATGCTGGAAGAAGAACACATCGAACCGACCGAGGCGCAAGAGGATGATCTTGAGCTTCAGGCCGAGCGTTATTCGCGTGACGGGATCGAAACCCGTGCGATGGCATTTGAAGACAAGGTGATCGACAATGACGCCCGGCGCGTCAAGATCGCTGTCTCATCCGAGGAACCCGTTGAGCGGTCCTTCGGCATTGAAATCCTCGACCACAAGCCCGGCAGCATCGATCTGTCGTTCTTGAATTCTGGCCGAGCGCCCCTTCTGCTGGATCACGATCCGACCAAGCAGATCGGCGTTGTAGAATCGGTTGCCTTGGATGGCTCGGCACGGCGTCTCCGTGCGACTGTTCGTTTTGGGAAAAACGGGCTTGCCAAAGAGGTTTTCGATGACGTGACTGATGGCATCCGAGCCAACATCTCGGTCGGCTATCAGATCAACAAACTCGACAAGGAAGGCAAGGAAACGTACCGAGCCACTTCTTGGATGCCTATGGAAGTTTCCATCGTTTCTATCCCCGCCGACAGGACAGTTGGCGTTGGCAGATCGGCGGCGGACGACCTGACCACCTCTATCCCTGCAACCCCTATCAAGGAGGCCAAAATGGCTGAATTTGATCTGGACGCGGTCAAGGCCGAAGCTGCCCGTGCCGCTGCCAAAGATGCTGGCGAGATGATCCGTCTCGGCGCATCGCACAACAAGCGTGATCTGGCTGAAAAGGCCATCGCTGCTGGCCGTTCTCTCGCCGAATTCCGTGGCGAACTGCTGGAAGCAATCGGCAACAAGCCTCTGGAAACGGCCAACATCGGCCTGACCCAGAAAGAGGTCCGCGAGTTCTCGCTCATGGCTGCGATCCGCGCTATGGCGAACCCGACCGACTTCCGCGCTCAGGAAGAAGCCCGCTTCGAATTCGAAGCCTCGGCTGCTGCCCAGCGTGCTGCTGGCGTCGATGCCAAGGGTCTGATGATCCCCGGCGACGTTCTGCGGTCGTGGGCAAAGCGTGACCTGAACACCTCGGACGACTCCAGCGTGATCGCGCAGGACTTCCGTGGCGGTGACTTCATCGACGTTCTGCGTAACGCTTCGTCTGTGATGCAGGCTGGCGCTACCATGCTGACGGGCCTCAAAGGCAACGTGGCTATCCCGAAGAAAGCTACCGCCTCGGCGTCTGGCTGGATTTCGACGGAAGGTGGCGCTGCATCTGAGTCGGAGCCGACCTTCGGTCAGGTCACGATGACGCCGAAGGTGCTTGGTGCCTTCACCGACATCACCCGCCTGATGATGCAGCAGTCCTCGCCCGATATCGAAGCTCTGGTTCGTGACGACCTGTCGCGTGCTATCGCTCTCGCTATCGACCTCGGCGGCCTGCGCGGCACTGGTTCCTCGGGCCAGCCCACTGGCATCAAGGCGACCTCGGGCGTCAACAAGCCGACCGCCTTCGCGGCTGCCAACCCGACCTTCGCTGAAGTCGTGGCTCTGGAAACCGCTGTGGCCGAGGACAACGCTCTGCTGGGCAACCTCGCCTACATCCTGCCTGCTGGCATGTATGGCGCGCTGAAAACCACTGCTAAGGCCGCTGGCCAAGGCCTCTTCGTGGTCGAGCAGCCGGGCAACACGATCAACGGCTACCGTGCGATTGTCTCGAACCAAGTCACCGCTGGCGACCTGTTCTTCGGCAACTTCTCGGACCTGCTGATCGGCATGTACGGCGGCTTGGACATCCTCGTCGATCCTTACACCTCGTCCAACACTGGCACCGTGCGTATCCGCGCACTCCAGACGGTCGATGTGGCGGTTCGTCACGCTGTGTCCTTCGCCTACAACAACGACGAAGCCTAATGGTTTTGAAGTGGAATGGGGGCGGCTTCGGTCGCCCCCAACCTCAACAGGAGGCTAGAATGGCAAACTACCTGATCCTCAAATCCTGCATGGCTGGCGGCTCTGCCCGCAGTGCTGGAGAGATCGTCGAACTGTCCGAGCAGGAAGGGAAGTCTCTCTTGGGTATGGGCCGTGTTCAGGTTGCCCCAGAGAGCGCGGCTCCTGCCGTCGCTGATCGCAGCGTTGCACTTGATACCAGCGATGCGCCTAAAGTTTCGAAGCGGGCCAAGAAGGAATAATCATGGCCCTGCCCTTCGCCACTGACCTGCTGACCCTGTTTAACGCTGATGAGTTCGCTACGTCAGTGACTTATAAGCGCCGTGGCGCTTTGGGTGAAAGCACGTTCAATGGCATCTTCGACAATGAGACTGTTCCTGTTGACGCTGGCGGGTTCGTGTCGGTGCATCAGGAGCAGCCTCGTTTGACTTGCCGCACGGTTGATGTGCCGAATATCTCTGAGGACGATCAAGTAATCGTCTCTTCGGTGACCTACACGGTTCGCGCTTGGGTCCATGACGGGACTGGTGTGACGGTCTTGCAGTTGGAGCGCAAGTGATGGCTCATGTTCGTCAGCAGGTGA